CGCCGCCGGCGGATCATATGGTGGCGGAAAGGTTCCCAACAGCAAATAAAACATTGAACATTGAAAGACAGATTACTACGATTGAAATATTAGGAATTGAAAGTTAACATTTTGCAAGTAGCAATATCGTAAGCTAAGAAGAGTGCCAAACTATACTTTGGAGGTTAGAAAATGGCGATTGATCTAGACGCACTGCGTAAAAAGCTGGCCCAGCTATCCGGGCAAAACTCACGAAGCAATTTGACGTGGAAGCCACAGAAGGGAAAGGAGTCGGTTGCTCGTCTCCTCTCATTCCCTGACAACGATGGCCAACCGTTCAAGGAGCTATGGTTCTATTACAACATTGGAAACAACCCGGGTCTTTTGACTCCCAATCAGTTTGGCGATCCTGATCCCATCCAGGAGCTGATTAACAAGCTTCGTAGTGATGACACCAAGGAGTCGTATGATCTGGCCAAAAAGCTGTATCCCAAGATGCGCTCCTTTGCACCGGTTGTGGTTCGTGGCGAAGAGGACAAGGGTGTTCGCATCTGGTCCTTTGGCAAAATGGTTTATCAGGATCTCTTGAAGATCATGCTTGACTCTGACTACGGCGATATCACTGATCCCAAAGAGGGATTTGACATCAAAATCAATGTGACTCAGCAGCCTGGCAAGATCTATGCTGAGACGTCTGTTCGGGCTCGTCCCAAATCGACACCTCTGTCTGATGACAAGGAGAAGATCACCGAGTGGATGGGCGGAATCCCTGATCTTGACAGCCTCTATTCTGCCAAAAGCTATGAGGAGCTGGAGAAGATTATCAATGCTTGGCTGGCTGACCCAGAAGCTGATTCTTCATCCGGATCGTTTCGTGGTCCGGCACCAAAAAGTGAGGAGCCCGTGACGGAAAAGAAAACATCTCTACAGGACTTGGATGACGCTTTCGCTGATCTCGAAAAACTGTAAACAAGTGACCTGACGGTCAAGCAGGGCGCCCTCAAAAGGGGCGCCCTGTTTTGTTCATTGGGCCGAAAAGTGCTAATATCATCTAAGGAGCAAAAATGGCAAAGAGGAAAAAGAAAGAGCAAATCAAAAGCCTAGTTGATGACTTTACATCAGATCTGATCAAGGCAATTAACAAGGATCACGGATCCAAGATCGCATACAACCTGCACCAGGAGATCTCGCCAACACACGTCAAGCGATGGGTTAGCACGGGATCAGTTCAACTTGACTATATTGCCTCCAACCGAAGAAATGGAGGGCTTCCAGAAGGGAGAATCATAGAGATCTTTGGTCCGCCCTCGATTGGAAAGTCCCATATCGCCATCCAGATCGCCCGATCAACTCAAAAAATGGGCGGAATCGTGGTTTACATTGACACTGAGAACGCCACCTCTGTGGAGAATCTGGGACTGTTGGGAGTCGACATCTCCAAGCGATTTGTCTATGTGGATACCCATTGCACTGAGGAGGTTCTCTCCACAGCAGAGTCAACCATCCTGAAAGCAAAAGCAATGAACAAGGATGTTCCGGTGACAATTATCTGGGACAGCGTGGCAGCATCATCTCCCAAGGCTGAGCTTCTTGGAGATTATGATAAGGAATCAATCGGACTTCAGGCTCGAGCAATCTCGAAGGGAATGAGAAAGATCACCGGAGTTATCGGGGAGTCGAACGCCATGATGATCTGCCTGAATCAGGTCCGGACCAAGATCGGCGTTCTGTATGGAGATCCTGACACTACACCCGGCGGCCGTGCAATTCCTTTCCATGCATCGATCAGAATCAAACTGGGTGCAGGTCAGCAGATCAAGAATAAGGATGATGAGGTTATTGGCATTCACGTCTGGGCAAAGACAATCAAGAACAAGGTCGCCGCACCATTCCGAAAAGTTCATTTTGAGATCCACTTCGGCAAGGGGATCAAGGAACATGAGCAGCTTTTCGATTTTCTTCGAGGTTTCGGTCCGGCAGAATCAGGTGAATTCCTGGTGGAAGTTTCCGGCAAGTCATCTTGGAGAGTCCTGACCATTGCCAACAAGGAAACCGGCGAGGTCAAAGTGGAGAAGAAGTTCTACAAGTCAGACTTCGACAAAATCTTGGCTGATCCTCAATACAAGGACTTTCTGGATGACCTAATCGAAGCTGCTTTTGTCAAGAAGCTATCCACCAATGACGGAATGGAACTAGATGTTGAGTCCTTCGAAGAAGTTCGAGCTGTGGCCGATGATCTGGATGATGTTCTGGAAGACCTGAGTGTGTAATGACTGAGAATAGACCGATTCTACTGGTAGACGGACTTAATGTCTTCATGCAACATTTTGTGAAAAATCCCAGCATGGCAGAAACCGGGGAGCACGTCGGTGGGTTTTTGGGCTTCCTTGGAGGACTAGGAAACTTGTGCGAGAAATTCAAGCCCAGTCGGATCATCGTTGTGTGGGAATCGGGCGGCAGCATCAAAAAAAGAGGTGTCGATCCGACCTATAAAAACGGCCGGAGGCCGCCCACGCTGAATAGGTATTATGGGGACGATATTCCCTCGACGGCTGAAAATCACAATATGCAAGTATCCCTTTTGGCAAAAGCTTTGACCCACCTTCCTGTGACACAGATTTATGTCAGAGATTGTGAAGCCGATGACATCATAGGTTACCTAAGTCGCTATACTTTCAAGCCAGCACGCACAGTCCTGGTGTCTTCTGATAGGGATCTGTATCAGCTGATTGATGACCGAGTGCAACAATGGTCTCCCGGACAAAAAAAGATGATCACCCGACAGGATGTGATCGACAAGTTCGGAGTATCGTCCGAGAACTTCATCTCGGCCCGGGTCTTCATTGGAGATCCTGGAGACAATATCAAAGGGGTCAAAGGAGCAGGATTCAAGACTATGTCAAAATGGTTCCCGGAACTATCTGGATCAAGTTTCGTCAGTTACAAAAATATTGTGGAAGCGGCAAAAATCCTTCATTACGACAAGAAGGGCAAAACAATCGGTAGCATTGCATCAGCTCACGACTTGGCTGAGAAAAATTGGAAATTGATGTACTTGGACACGTCACAATTAGCTGCAAGCCAGATCCAAAAAATTGAAAGTCAACTTGAAAAACAGGGGAAAAGTAATAAAATGGGATTAATGAGGTTGCTACTGCAATCTGGTATGCAAAAATTTGACATCAATCGCTACTTTTTGGCGATAAACTCAGTGAGGCGATAGTGAGTAACTTGAACGGTTCCCTTCAGGAGATCATCAACAACGCAAACAATGTTCCGCATTTTTCTCAACACGGGAAAGGATTCCAGGAGAAAATCTTTCAAGGGCTAATTACAGATACCCAGTGGGCGGCTCAAATGGTAGAGGTCATGCGGCCCAACTTCTTTGACGTTGAGTATCTTCAATTTTTGAGTGAAAAGTACTTCTCATATCATAACAAGTACAAGTGCTTTCCGACGCTGGGATTGCTGGTCAACGTTATCAAGGATGAACTGGCTGATGGAGCTGATGATATTCTGAAAGACCAGATCATTGAGTTCTTACTACGGGTCAAAGCCAATCGCAACCCGGGTGATATCGCTTACGTCAAAGATAAGACCTTGGATTTCTGCAAACGACAAGCTTTCAAGGCGGCTCTGGAGAAATCGGTCGATCTGATTCAAGGCGAGAATTTTGAGGAGGTCGTGTCCTTGATGAAGAGCGCGGTTTCTCTTGGAATTCCACACAGCACTGGACACGATTTCTTTGAGGATCTGGAGTCACGATTCATCCGCATCAACAGAATGGCATGCCCGACAGGATTCAAGAGGCTGGATGCAAAGGACATCTTCTCTGGAGGTCTGGGCCGCGGCGAGATTGGTGTTATTACTGCCAACACCGGTGTGGGTAAGAGTCATTGGCTGGTTGCTTTGGGCGCCAATGCAATGCGTGCTGGCAAAAATGTTCTCCATTACACATTCGAGTTGTCCGAGACAGCAGTTGGAATTCGATATGACAGTAATTTGTGTCACATTGCTTCAAATGATGTTCAAGATCATAAGGATCTCGTCAAGGAAACATACCAGAACAAGGATCTTGGTCGCCTGATCATTAAGGAATATCCTACAGGGAGTGCTACGATTACAATGTTGAGGAATCACATTGAGAAATTGTCACTCAAGGGCTTCAAGCCCGGCCTGATCTTGGTCGATTACGCTGACATCATGCGGTCTTCTCGGGCATACGATAGTCTTCGGCACGAGCTCAAGCTGGTTTACGAAGAACTCAGAAATCTATCTATGGAATTAGAGATTCCGGTCTGGACAGCTTCTCAAGCAAATCGCGATAGTGCGAATTCCGATATCGTGGGTCTTGAAAATATGGCTGAAGCATACGGTAAAGCCATGGTGGCAGATGTAGTGGTCAGCATCTCAAGAAAAGCAGCTGAAAAGTCAACTGGAGTCGGACGTCTTTACATCGCGAAGAACCGAGCAGGACGAGATGGAATTTTGTTCCCAATTTCCATCGACACAGCCACATCAACATTCTCAATTCTTGATGAGAATTCATTGACCCTCAACGAAGCGGTCGAACAAACCGCCGGAGAAGCAAAAGCTGCCCTCATGAAAGCGTGGAATGAAGTTAAAAATGGCGATGAGGAGATGAAGTAGTGTATACAAGAGCAGAAGTTTTAGAGTCATCCCGTGCCTACTTCAAAGGAGACGAATTAGCAGCAGATGTTTGCACAAAATATCTTCTGAGGAATGCAGAAGAATCATTTCTGGAGAAAACCCCAGACGACATGCACCGACGCCTAGCCCGGGAGTTTGCCCGGATCGAAAAGAAGTATCCAAACCCGATGTCGGAAGAGGAAATCTACCAGCTTTTCAAGAATTTTGGGGACGTTGTTCCGCAAGGTTCACCGATGTCGGGGATTGGCAACAAACATCAGCTTCAATCTCTGTCAAACTGTTTTGTTATTGATTCTCCAAAAGATTCCTACGGTGGAATTCTACTAACTGATCAGGAACAAGTCCAGATCATGAAACGCCGGGGCGGTGTGGGATTCGATATCTCTCCAATCCGACCAAAGGACATGGCAACATCGAACGCTGCCAGAACAACTGACGGCATTGGCGTTTTCCTGGAAAGGTATAGTAATTCTTGCCGTGAAGTTGCTCAAAAGGGTCGTCGCGGTGCCTTGATGATGACCATTGATTGTCGTCATCCTGAGATTGAAACATTCATCAACATCAAGCGAGACCTAAAGAAGGTCACCGGCGCAAACCTTTCGATTCGATTCACTGACGAGTTTATGAAGGCGGTGGTCAAAAAAGAGGCCTTCACTTTGCGTTGGCCTGTTGAGGCAAAACCGAAAGATGCCAAGACGACCCGGGTGGTCGATCCTGTTGCAATCTGGGAGCAATTTGTTGACAGTGCCTGGAGCGCCGCCGAGCCGGGTGCTCTGTTTTGGGATCAAGTCACTCAAAATACGCCTGCAGACATCTATTCCGCACTAGGATTCGGGTCCATTAGCACCAACCCGTGCGGTGAGCTGGTTCTTTGCGCATATGACAGTTGTCGCCTGATGGTTATCAACTTGGCATCGTTTGTCAAGCAGGCTTTCGAAGATTGTCCGGTATTCGATTTCAAGCGATTCCACGATGTGGCAATGAAAGCCCAACGACTAATGGATGATCTGGTCGATCTCGAACTGGAAGCAGTTGATAAGATCCTTGCCAAGATCGACAGAGACGAGTTGCCAGATCACGTGAAGCAGGTCGAGTTGGAGCTGTGGCAAAAAGTTAGAGAAAAATGTGTCCAGGGTCGACGCACCGGCTTGGGAATCACCGGTCTTGGTGATGCCTTGGCTATGCTCAATCTGAAGTATGGATCACCTCGATCAATCAAAATGACCGAAAAGATCTACAAGGCTTTGGCAGTTGGTGCCCACACATCAAGTTGTGTCATGGCTGCCGAACGCGGTGCCTTTCCGATTTTCGATTACGATCTGGAAAAGGATCACACCTATTTGAAGCGCGTCATTAATGCATGCGGTGACGATGTTGTTGAAATGTGGAAAACCACTGGGCGAAGAAACATTGCCTTGACCACAACGGCCCCGGTAGGATCAGGAAGTATGATGACCCAAACAACGTCAGGAATTGAATCGGCGTTCTTGTTGTCATACAAACGCCGCCGGAAGCTGGTTCCTGGTGATTCAAGGGTTCCGGATTTCGAAGATGAAATGGGAGACAAGTGGCAAGAGTACACGGTTTATCATCACAACTTCAAGAAATGGATGGAAGTGTCAGGCAGTGAGGACGTAGAGGAAAGCCCATATTGGGAAGCTACTTCAAATGATGTAGATTGGCTGCAATCAGTGAAAATCCAAGCGGCAGCCCAGAAGTGGATCGATCATTCCATTTCAAAAACCTGCAATCTACCTCGCAATGCAACTAAAGCTCTGGTGTCAGATGTTTATCTGGCGGCATGGAAAGCCGGTTGCAAGGGATTCACAGTCTACCGAGATGGATGCCGGGCCGGAGTATTGATCTCCGCTGAGGAAGCGAAACAAAAAAAGGAGAAGAAAGCCATCAAGCGGCCCAAGTCTTTGCCTTGCAATGTCCACCGCCTCAATGTCAAATCACCAGAGGGGAACACCGAGAGCTGGTTGGCTTTGGTTGGCATTCGTGACAACAAACCATACGAAGTTTTTTGTGGAATGGCCCAGCAAATTGAGGTTCCCAAAAAGACCAAGACAGGAATTCTGATCAAGAACGGAAAGAAGAACGGCGTGGTGACCTACAATCTTGAGGTTCCGATTGGGGATGATGACGAAATCATTTTCCGCAACATCGTCGACCTGTTTGCCAACCCCACCCAAGGAGCTTTCACCCGGACAATTTCATTGGCGTTGCGCCATGAGATTCCGATTCAGTTCGTGGTTGAGCAGATCCAAAAGGAAAAGAGCGACGACATGTTCTCTTTCAGCAAGTGTTTGGCTCGTGCCCTAAAGACCTATATCCCAGATGGGACCAAGGCAGGAATCAAGCAATGTGATGCCTGTGGTTCAAATGCGCTGGCATACATTGAGGGTTGTGTCACATGCAAATCCTGCGGCAGCGGAAGATGTTGAGCTAAACCGCATTTGAGAAGTGGGAAATGGATGCAATTCGAAAAACTCGATTAGAGGACATGGGATATACAGTAATTGAAATTTGGGAGTCAGATAACTACAATGATAAGAGACAAAAAATTATATCAACGTGCCTGGGAGAAGGAAAATAAGGAAAATGAAAAAGATTCGATTTGAGTGGGTCAATACAGATGATAAGTCCGACGACTTCCTTTCCATTATTTCTGAGGCAACCACACGTGAGGTGGCACAACTCAGAAAGAGCCCAAAATCATCTTCAGTCTGGGGAGATTATTATCGAAATCAAGATCGGACATGGTGTTTGCATTCCACCAACATCACAGATGCAGAACTTAATGAACTCTTTGGTCAAAATTGGTATAATGAAACATACGGCGGATTCGAAACCGTTGAAAAGTTCAAGGCCTGGGCCAGAGGGAAGAAATGTTTGTAAAGAAGACGATTGATGTATTGCTAAACAAAGAAACAGATCTTTTGAAAGATCCTGTTATCATTCGTGTCAATAAGTTTGATGAAAAGTCTGCCAAAGAGTTTGCAGAGCAAATGGGAGCCGCCCACAATACTGGCCAGGCAATTATTCCAATTGTTATTGATAGCTACGGTGGCCAGGTTTATTCTTTGATGTCAATGATTTCAAATATCAAACATGCCCAGTTACCAGTAGCAACCATTGTGGAAGGAAAAGCCATGTCTTGTGGCGCAATTTTGGCAACATTTGGAAAAGAAGGCCTGAGATTTTGTGATCCGGATGCCACCATTATGATTCATGATGTTTCATCGATGGAGTGGGGTAAGGTTGAGGAAATGAAGGCCACAGCTGCCGAGGCTGATCGACTGAACGAGAAGGTCTACATCATGATGGCCCAAAATTGTGGCAAGACTGATAGGTACTTTCTGAAAATCGCCGATAAGAAAAAGCACGCCGACTGGCACTTGGACGCTGAGGAAGCTAAGAAGCATAATATCGCTAACCACCTTCGTGTCCCAACAATGTCTGTTAACGTTAGCGTTGAAATCGAGTTTGAGTGATGGAAAACATTGCATCGAAACAGGCTGTTGTCAAGTGGACATCAGCACAAATGGAAACACGAAAGGAAATCGAGATTGACGCTGAGATTGTTGAAGACATGATCTCCTCATTCACCATTTTTGTACACCCAGAACCACTACCCAAAAAGGGTGATTTGGTTCGATATAGACAAGATCCGCGCCGAAGAAATCCGGATGGAACCCGACAACCATGGATAGAGTTAAGCGGACTTTGCATACGTGCCTATAATCATGAAACTTCGACACCTGGTGAAATCTTGTTTGAAGACGGAGATCTCAAGAATTTTGATCTGTTGCCAGCAGACAACACAACGCACGTTTCCCTGGAGATAATTCAATGATTGATAGTAAAGAAAGATGTTATCGGTGCGCAGCACCGCTGGATGAGAAAAAAGACTGCAGAGGATCTGGATGGCTTCATCGCTGTGCAATTTGCCCAAGCTGCATGGGAAAGGGAAATCATCCGACATGTCCCACGTGCGGCAAATGCTCTAAGTGCAATGAGTATCGGGTAAAGCTAAATCTCAAAACCGGAAAGCTGAGAATCCAACCCTGCGATTGTTGAGGTGATTCAGTGAAGAAAGGTGATATTGCATTGACATATGATCAAGAGACAAATGACATGCGCTATTGGCGAAGGAAGATTGCAGCAGGTATGGGAGTTCCCCAGTCGATGCTAATTAGCGATGAGTCATGCCAGCCGCCAGGTGTCCCATGTATGCTAATTGAAAATGCTATCCCGGATATGACACTTTGGAATGTTCTATGCGAAGGCCAGATCACCCAGCGATTTGAAGCCGACCTGCAGCTTCTCGACATGTAAGATTTGTCCCTGCATGGTATAATGAATCCAGAAGGGAGATTGAATGAAATATGGAATGACAGGAACTCGAAAGGGAATGACTGATGCCCAAGCGCAGGCGTTCGTTTTCGCTCTCAAGAAGCACCCAAAACTTGATCATTTGGTTCATGGTGATGCCCGGCGCCTGGTGTTAATTTGATTCCCATCCTGTCTCTCGTGTAAGATTCGTCCCAGCATGGTATAATGGTAAAGCGCCCGGGGTGGCGCGACGGAGATATAATGAAGGTTTCAGAGATTCTGGTTCAGATCAACAACACCCAGGGAACCAACGCAAAGCTGGACATCCTTCGTGCCAATAGCGATAACGAGCTCCTTCAGAAAGTTCTGAAGTACAGCTTGGACACGTTTATCAAGTTCAATGTCAAGAAAATCCCAAAGGTGACCCACAGGTACAAGCCTATTCACACAGAACAAGAGGTTTGGGATCGCTTCTTCGAGGTTGCTGATCTCTGCGAAAAGAAAGAACTCTCCGGAAACGCGGCAATCGCAGCTTTCCAGGAAGTGTTCAGCCAGACACCGGTTGAGGATGAGTACTGGATGCGGCGAGTCCTGCTGAAGAAATCAGCCACTGGGCTGGCGCGGACCACCACCAACAAGGTGTTCCCTGGACTGATCAAGGTCTTCAAGGTCCAACTGGCAGAGAAATGGTCCGACAAGACGGCTTCCAAGCTTCCTACCCGAATCATGATTGAGCCCAAGCTGGATGGGATTCGATCCCTCAGCGTGGTTCAGGATGGAACCTGCCAGATGTTCTCCCGGAGCGGAAAGATCTTCTCCAACTTCGATGACACCCTGGGTGCCGAGTTGGCCAAACTTCCCAACGGAGTTTATGACGGAGAAATCATGTCGGATAACTTCACAGCTCTGATGCGTCAGGTCCGACGGAAAACCAACGTGGATGTCTCCGACTCCTACTTGGCAATCTTTGATTTCGTCACCCTGGACGAATGGGAAACTCGGGTTGGTGTCCATTCAATGTCTTACCGCCGAGCACATCTGGAAAAGGTCTTCTCCGAAAACCAGCTGGATGGCGTCTTCTTGGTTGAGCAGAAGGAAATCGATAATGACCTTGGTCAAGTGATTGTCTGCCAGCGGGAATGGGAAGCTCTGGGATACGAAGGAGCAATGGTCAAGAATCCTGATGCTCCTTACAACTTCGGCCGGTCAGATTCAGTTCTGAAGGTCAAATCATTCCACGATATCGATCTGGAAGTTATCGGATTCAGGGAGGGCACCGGGCGCCACATCGGCCGGCTCGGCAGCATCCTGGTGGATTGCAACGGTGTGGAGGTCAATGTTGGCTCCGGTTTCAAGGATGACCAACGGACCGAAATCTGGGACAACCGAGATGATTACTTGGGCGTGACGGCAGAGTGTCGCTACCAGGAAATGACCGAAGACGGTTCCCTGCGCTTCCCAACCTTCGTTCATTGGCGACTCGACAAAAGTTAGTCTTTGTTTACTGGAAGCTTGTCAAAAGATGTCTGATTCACATACAGGAGAAAAGTTTTCTGCTGATCGGTGTAAAAAATATCAAATTCGAATACTGGCAAAAAGCGATCGAATGCATCATGTCTTAGAATTGCTGCCGGAAAGACCGGTGCATTTTGGTGGGTCAATAAAGATGGAATGACAAAACTATCAAAGAAGAGCCCTGGAACGGGATGGAAAAGAGGAAGAAAATGGGAATTGTGTATTTAAGCGGTTCGGCAACCAAACCGGTTGGTGATGGCCCCAAGATCATCACCCACATTTGTAATGACATTGGAGGATGGGGTCGAGGTTTCGTCCTGGCAGTCTCAAATGATCATCCAAGCGCCGAGGTGGCATATCGAAGCTGGTATCAGGAGAACCCGGAGTGGAAGGCCACTCCATTTGCCCTCGGCGAGGTGCAATTTGTTGACAGCACCAAGGACATCATCGTCGCCAACATGATTGCGCAGACAGGAATCTTCCCAAAGAAAGGACGACCGCCCATCAGATATGATGCCTTGCACAAGGCACTCAAGAAGGTTGCCCACCTGGCCATGGATTTCGATGCCAGCGTGCACATGCCCCGGATCGGTTGCGGTCTGGCTGGCGGAAAATGGGCGAAGGTTGAGGAAGTCATCAAAGAAACGCTGGTGGGCATTCCTGTCTTCGTTTATGACTATGAGCCGTCCGGAGGTGATGCTTCGGTGGTTCCATGGAAGGCATAACATGAGCAGAGTTTGGGTAAAGAAAACAGATGAGGAAAAAGCAAGAGTCAGAAAAGCTATGAAGGAGTATTGGCGTGCCAAAAAGAAAAAAGAAGATCGATAAACCTCCGCCTGAAGGTGCAGAAGTAAAGCTAATTGGCGAGAAGCTGGCAAAGCTTGTTGGGATTCGAAAGCTTGTGGCTGTTGTTCCTATGAATGGTCGCTATGTCAAGAAACCCATTTTTGGGCTAGAGGACATGGCTCCGCATCTTCCAACGAAGGTGATCGGAGTTGGTGTCAAGGGCAAACTGATATTCTGGATCCTAAGCAACGATCATTTCCTACTCAACACATTAGGCATGACAGGTACATGGTCTGGCCAGCACAGCATCCATGCCCGTGTTCGATTTGACTTCGATTCTGGGGGTCCTGTCTATTTTGTTGACACTCGCAATTTCGGCAGCCTGAAGTTTGTTTACGGGCGTAATAGTTTCAAACGTAAACTAGACGAATTGGGACCTGATATGCTATCTGAGCCGATCACCTATCCGCAGTTCGCCGAGAGACTGGATGCCAAGTCACATTGGCCGATCTGCAAAGCGTTGATGGATCAACGCGTGATCTCTGGTGTTGGTAATTACGTCAAGTCCGAGTCACTCTATAGGGCCAAGATCTCTCCCCATCGATTGGTGGGATCTCTGTCTGGCACGGAGCTGAATGATCTGATGCGGGAAATCCAGTCGGTGTTGCGAGAGGCATACGAAAAGCCAAACTCTGATCGATTTCTAGTTTATAGAAAGAAGACCGATCCGATAGGAAACCCCATCACTTCCGAGATGACAAAAGATGGCCGCCGGACCCACTGGGTGCCGGCAATTCAAATGTGATCAGAAATCGTCTTCATCCATGGCATCCAAGTAGTTCTTGTATGATATTTCATCCTGTGAATCGATTGAAATAGCACGGGCCGGGATTCGGCTATACGTCCAGAATGACATTCCCCTGTAGCTATTATCTTCAAATTCATCATCCATGTAGAACTTGGTTCCAGGCAGAGTTTTGCTAACATCAATTTGAAGCAATGTGTATGGATCGAAGTTTCCGCTACCTGTGGACATAGCATCCTCCATGGCAGCATTTTGAAATGACAAGACTAACGAATTAGCCAGTTGTTTGCTGGATGTAAGATAGACACGCGGTGAGTATTGCCTTCCCTGCTTTAGATCTGGCTCATCTTCATCCTTTTCCCATTCGTGCTGCTGCGTCTCATGTGATGCCTTCTTGGGCAACAATCCCCGCCTCAGTATTTTTTCAACATTCCATGATGGTGTGGTGTGATACAAAATCCGATTCACACGAGGTTTCAGTTTGCTGTAGTTTCCTTCCAGTGAGTATCGAAGTTCAGAATTCCAGTCGAATCTATGTTTTGCTGATATCACCGACCAACCATATCGCTTGGCAACATCTCGGACCAACGCATCAATTTTCACTGATATGCTTTTTGCATGCTTCCCAAACAGGCGAAGATCGATTCTTCCATTCACGTATTTCGGACCCACTTTCCAGTCCTTGTGAACGTATTCCATGCTGTTTTCTGCAAGCTCAGTCCAGACTTCGGGATCTGGGTTACCAATGAACGTCTTGTTGTGATCAAGGATATGTTGCCAGATGTCGGGCTGCCGGAACAGTTTTTCCATCTCGTCGCCCATGCGTTTGACCAGATGTTCGGCTGCAATGGGTTGCATTCTCCTCTCAGAAAGAAGAACCTCACGGATCATTTGCCGAAGAGAATTTGACATGATGTAACTAAATATCTGCATCATTGAACAAATGGGCTTCAAGTGATATGATAGAATCTAGAAAGGGAAAAAATGAAGAAGAAAAAGACATCGGACTATGGACAACCATCTAACATGTGGTCGAAGGTTTGCGACGATGCCGGGCATGAGCCAGATCCAAGATTTAGGGACTATTACAAAAAGCCAACAGAGGGTTCCCGAAACAAGCTTGTGCATGACTTCTACGATGCCGTCATTCGGAAATCATTCGTGCTGGGCACCGAAGGACGATTTATTTTTGATGAAGACACCTACACAAAGAATTCTCTTGCGTTCTTTGAACAGGTCTTTCTCAAGGTGACCATCGACACTGAAGAGGATAGGTGCTTGACATCTCTGATCGCTTTTGCCGACCTGGGCGGCCATGTAGATGATCACCCATTTGGTGAAGGTGAAAATGCTAAGCCCTGGAATGAAGCGCTGAAAGCCATTCGAGAAGGCGCCGGTGATCCAGGTTTAGACCTTGCAGACATCGGTTTGGATCCAGCAGAAACATCACGCATTTATGCGGACATGGAAAAAAACTGGCCGTCAAAAGAGATCGACACTTCAAAGCTACACAAATGTGGCGAATTTCACATACCGTTCGACAGACACAACAAAGGAAAAGACGATGAAACTATCTGATAACAGCATTGCACAGCTGGTTCGAGTGCTACAGCTCGCCATCATTACCGGAACAGACGTTAGCGATAACATCCGAATGATGCAGTTTGTAGAGGAGGATGGATACCTGATCCTGGATGAGGACTACCTGGAAACCTTCGAAGCCAATCTCCAACGATTGCAGGATGAAATTCCTGAAGACAAGGTTCCTAGCTAATGGGTAAATTCAAAAGAATGTTCGACCAGCAGGAGAAGTTCATTAAGCTCCTGCAGGAAAAACGCGGTCATCCTGAGGTTCCTCTGGACTTGTCTCTCAAGGAGAGTCAGATCTTTTTGAAGCATTTGTCTCACGAATGTATGCATGAGCTATTTGAGTCCAACATGCTGCTAAAGAATTCGAAGAAGCACCGGGCCACAGATCTACCTGACTTTGATCGGGAGGCCTACAAGGAAGAGCTAGCTGATGTCTTCCACTATCTTGTTGGTATCCTGGTCTGTTCTGGAATTTCGTTTCAGGAGATTTACGACATGTACATGGACAAGGGACGGATAAATATCGATCGAATCAATGGCGGTTACTAATGCTATCGAACAAAGTCCGCGACAGGATCCGAGAGGCAGTTGCTTTGGGTGGCAAGGTTCTGGAACCCAAGCTGGTTCCCAATCATGCTCACCCAGTTCGTAACCCATATGCCCATCTCTGGCGTGAAGTCAAAAAGAAAATGGGCAAGTCATATCTCGAATGTGACGATACAGATGAGGAGGTGATACTTGAAGTCATCAGACACTACGTCAACAACCCATGTTTTTGAGCCAGTTCTTGAAGAGATTGCGAAAAAGACAGGTGTGGATATTGATCGTCTAGACATTTCGGTTACGTTTTTCAATGTAGAGGATTTCGCACCGAAAAAGTATGTCACCCTTGATGGAAAGAATCTGCCCACAAGTTGGTCACCAGAGCTCAAACAAGACATTAACATGCCACCTCATGAATGGCATAAGTTTGCAGAAGAAGCTGGACAAAAATTATCTGCAAGCATTGTAGAAAATGCTGTCCGCGAAATCCTTGAGCACGACAGAAAATGAACCTCAAAAAAATGCTCGCAATACAGAAGAAGTTCTCTGACCAGTTCTTTGATGCATCCAAACTATCTGAAGCTGAGAAGATCGAGAGACACAAAACACTCTGCCTGTCGATGCACAGTGAGATAGCCCAGCTGGCCAATACAGTTCACTACCAAGATCACCGCCCAACCATTTCACCCACCCACCATGCCAACATTCTGTTTGAGACGATGGATGTCTACAGATACTGCTTGTCGATTTTGAACCTGTGGGGCTTCTCGGCCAAAGATGCAGCCAAGGCATTTGCAGCACGGGATGCTCACCTCAATTCTCGCGGAGAAAAGAGTTTATCTCGCTGGGATGGAAAACCGGTTGTAGTCGTGGATGTGGATGATGTTCTGGCCAAGTTCAGGTCCAGATTCTACGATTGGGTTAACATGACTTACAGCTCCGACCTGACCGAGCTATCGCCTGAGTACTTCTTTACCCGAATCATTGCGGGAAAATCGGGTGACCAATTGCTGGCAGAATTTGTAGCGGCGGGCGAAGTCAGTCAGTTGGAGGTTTGTGAAAATCTACAGTCAGCTCTACATCACTTGCGAGCTTCTGGATATTGGATTCACATTCTAACCGCCAGACCAGCAGACGAACTGAAGTGTCTTTACGAAACCTACGCCTGGCTACTAGATAATGTGGAGTTCGACTCATTGGCCTTGTTCCCAGAGAAGTACATTCATCTGGCTGCAACCGAACCCTACAAACAGGGCAAGGTCATCTGTGCCATCGATGACTCACCCAAACATGCAGGAGAGTTGGCCCATCACGGCATCCACACCTTTGTCCCAATGCGAAGTTACAATCAGGCGGTTTGGAATCAAGATAACATCACCACTTTCATGTGGGATGTCGACGATGTTGCCAAGCTGGTCCACGATTTTGTTCGCGAAACAGAACAAAAGAAGTGATTATTTGATCTACAAGGACTATTATTAGTAGGTTCGGCAACCATACCCACAGGAGAAACCCATGCCAATGAATCGTGATCTGGAGCCGGTTGAGCTTCCGATGAGACTGAAGTTTGACGAGAAGCCAAAAACTGATTTTCACAACAACCTCCGGGCACTGAAGGTTGAATTAGTTGATGCACCCACAGCGGAACAGGCAAGGAATCTGGCTTGGCATTATGTCAAGGCAACTTGGGCGGATGTTCCTGGCGAGGTGGAACCGGAAACTGCAACACCAAAGCTTTTGAGCAAGAACCTGCTGGATGTGATGCAGTATCGTGCTTTGCCAACTCCGATGGAATGCCTAGGTTTCACTTTCCGGCTGTCCGGCCTATCATTCCAAGAGGTGACCCACATCATCCGCCACCGGGGAGGATCATTCGCAGCACAGTGTACCGGCGACCGCGATCTTCGTGATGATGCTGCCTTGATTCCTGAGGCGATTGAGAACTCTCCTGAGTTCCTGTCGAGATACAAGACGCTTGTTAAGGAGTCAAAGCAACTCTACGCCGACATGACGGATTCGAAAGATGTGTCAATGATGGATGCCCGGTTGATCCTTCCCAAGTGCATGACGTCATTCTACTACATGCGTCTCAACTTGAAGGATCTGCTGGCATTTGTCAAAGCTCGGCAAGACATGCAGATTCAACCCGCTGCTGATAACATCATTGCAGCACAGATGGCGATTCAGGCTTGTCTAGCCATCCCAGAGCTTACCCAGGTGTTTGATTTCAATACCCCTGATTGGCATTATATTAAGACATTTCGGATTCAAGAGGCCAACAGGTGGGTGTCAAGGGGTACCAACCTGTACTATCCCGAGCCGAAGAACGACAAGTTCGACTATCACCCGGATGATACAATCTATCCAGGTCGCCGAGAAGACATTCGTGGAACAAACCCACCAGACAGTGAAAGCACGTTCACAGAGCTGTGGAATCGTTTGATGAAACAATTTAGCACCCTCAAGACGGGATTTGAGAGAGGAAGATAATGAGAAAGACAAGAGTTTACCTGGCATCCGGATGGTTCAATCCGACGCAGGCAGCAGAATTGGACCGGTTGGAAAAGATTTTCGATGCCCGTGAAAAGTGGATCAAGCTGAGCAGCCCACGACGAATCTTCGTGTGCCCACCGAGTGCACCTAAGGAGACACAGGATGCTACATTCTTTGGAAACCTTGAGCACATCGACCGGGCGGATTTCCTGTTGGTGAACACTCGGGACAAGGACATTGGAACGATTTGGGAGGCAGGTTATGCCTACGCCAACAAGAGGCCCATCGTTTACTTCTGTGCCGGCCTTCCGAAAGGCGCCAAGTTCAATCTGATGCTGGCTCGAAGCGGGGTCAAGGTTTGCACATCGTTCGAAGAGCTTGAGGATTACCTGGATCGATGTCACAAAGAAGGCGATCTGTTGTCCGAGCCCTACACTGATGCAATCGAATGATTTCATGTAATAGACTCCAGAATGTGGTATAATGACTATGTTGTGGAGGCTATAATGACAATCTATCGTAATAAACGTGACGGAAAACTCTACATCCTTTCCCATAACAAACCACCATGCTACACGGGCAGCTGGCTTGAGTTTGCCCCTTACCGGCCGGGAAACACTTTCCCGAAATGGAAAAAGATTCCTCATGGTAAGGAAAGTGATTTCATCCCAGTAGGAGTTCGATAATGAAAAAGTTCGCAATCAGTGATTTCGTTCGACGTCAAACCCCAGGCAGCCGATTCAGCCATTTTGAAGGAACCGACATGTGCCTTCTTCGCCGGGTTGCTTACAACTTTCGGGATGCTGAGCCGGGATATCGTGATGGTGTTCTGGTAGTTCCAATTTCCAACATGGAGGGGTTTTTCGCCGGTGTATGTAAGCTAAAGTCCGGTGATAAACTGGCTGGCAACTTCATTCCACGCCGGGATGGTGAGGACCCCCGAAAGAACACGTGTGTCATTGGAGGCAAGAAGGAACCCGCCAAAAAGGTGAACGTCATCCTCTACCACCGCGATGTTCTTGGCGAGCAGCCGGATCATGTTTCACTGGCAGAATGGGAGATCGTTTCCATCAATTGCTCCCCTGTGGAAGGCGATATGCCAATTGATCCCATCACTCTGCTTCACAACCACTTCGGAAGCACCGGTGGAACCGCAACGGGAATGAGCGATTCAGAGCTGGTTGCACAGCTTCGAGAATCATTCGAGTGGTGGAAAGACAAGGCATTTGTGGAAGGTGAATAATGGCTGAGATGATTGCGGTATTCTGCCTCCTAGTTCTGGGGCAGTTTACGTCTCTATATTACGCGCATCGAAATGACCCATAACGTCGTATGGCAAGAGTGAGCATGAAATTAGGCAAACTTTGCCAGAATACTCCTTCTCAAGGGGCAGAAATATGAATATGAACCTCGAAGTTTCCAACTTGATGAAACAACATCATACACGCCTGATTTCAAAGTAGGGGAGATGTATTATGAAATCAAGGGATACATGACAAAAAAAGCTAAACGAAAAATTGATATGTTTCGAAAGCTCCATCCGGACATTTCTCTTGTAATTGTAGATGGAAATGAATATGATAATTTAAGAACAGAGTTTCAAGAACTCATACTCTGGGAAGGAAAGTAACATTATGACTACACAAAAGGAGGCCCACGGGGCACTTGGGTGTATGCGGGAACCGAAGCGATTCGCCAGCCTGCATTCTCACTCAGGTGCCTCGTGACCTAAATCGACTTGGGATGGCTTGGGATATCCAGCCGAGCATATTGATTTCGTTACAAGTGAAGAGCAGGGGATGGACGCCTGGTCATTGACTGATCATGGTAACGGGAATGGCTTGGCGCATGCCCATGTTCACGCCAAGAAGATTCAGGCATCAGGGAAAAAGTATCGGCAGCTTTACGGCGTCGAGTTTTATTTCGTACCGTCCCTGGAAGAGTGGAAACACCAATACGAAAATCGGAACGAGGAATCCAAGAAGAGGAAATCCGCCAATCCAACATCAGAGGAGGATCAGGGCGGGTTCACCATTGAGGATGAGTCTGAGACCAAGAGCTCTGGAAAACCCGAGTGGAAGAAGTATCATCACTTGATTGTTGTTGCCAAAAACCGTAAAGGCCTTGGTAACCTATTTCACTTGGTCAAACGATCCTACAAGGAGGGATTCTATCGATTCCCGCGTATTGACTACAAGATGCTAAAGGAGCACTGTGAAGGCTTGATTGTTTCGACGGCTTGTATTGGTGGCCGGCCAAGCGCTATCATTTACGAAGAGTTCCCAGATGTCAAATTCATGGATTTGAATCCCGGATTATTGACCGGCCCTGAAGCTGAGAATCATGTTCGAAATATCAACAACCGACTCGAGAACATGGTGGATCAGTTTGTTGATGCTGTGGGCAAGGATAACTTCTTCCTGGAGATGCAGTTCCATGATCTGCCAGCCCAGCACTTGACCAACAAGTGTTTGCTTGAGCTGGCTAAGAAAACTGGTGTCCCACTTATCGCCACACCTGATTCTCATTTTCCATCACCTGAAAGATGGGAGGCTCGGGAGCTCTACAAGAAGCTGGGTTGGATGAAATCCAAACCTGAGGGGCAGATTCTTCCCAAGAAAGAAGACATGAAAACAATGCTGTACCCAAAGAATGCGTCCCAAATGTGGGGAGAGTTCAAGAAAGGGTATGAATTGTATGACTTCTATGAGGGGTACGAGGATACGGTTCGTGATTCCATTGAGAGAACACACGATATCGCATGGGAGCAGTGTGAGGACACATGGATCGATCAGTCAGCCAAATTGCCACGTTACGATACTGCCGATAGCACAGCATTCCAAAAGCTTGCAGCTCTGGTTAAGAAAGGTCTGATTCAGGAGGGGCTGTCTGACAAGCCCGAGTATGTTGAACGTGCCAAAATGGAGTTGGGCGACATCAAGTACTTGGGTCACGAATCTTACTTCTTGGCGATGTTTGACATCTTCAACAAAGCCAAGGATCACACATTGCTGGGGCCGGCCCGTGGTTCCGGTGGCGGCTCATTGGTGAACTTCCTACTGGGAATTACGCAGATGGACCCGATTCTCCATGAGCTGTTGTGGAGTCGATTCCTTCATCGAGACAAAGCCGGATGGCCTGATATTGATACTGATGCTGGAGATCGGGATGCGTTGATTACAGCAGCTCGTGAATTGTTTGGTGATGATTCAGTAATTCCAGTTAGCAATTTCAATACTTTGAAGCTGAAGTCTCTCATCAAAGATATCTCCAAGTTCTATGGGGTTCCTTTTGATGAGGTCAATAAGCTAACTGGGCCTCTACAAGATGAAGTGATGCGGGCAGCATACGATGGGTCAACTGAGAAGTCGGTGTATGTCCTGACACACGAAGATTGCATGAAGCATTCCCAGGCGTATCGTGATTTCATGCTTCGCTATCCCGAGGTTGGCAAGCATGTTGAAACACTCTTCATGGAGAATCGCTCAATTGGTCGCCATGCAGGCGGAGTTATTGTAGCACCAGCTGATGTGCTTGAAAGAACAATGCCATTGATTGGGGTGCGAGGAGAACTGCAGACACCCTGGACAGAAGGAATGAATTTCCGAACTCTGGAACCAAACGGGTTCTTGAAGTTTGATTTCCTCGGCCTGACACTTCTCAAGGATGTGGAGAATTGCATCTATCGAATTCTCAAAAAGGACGGGAATCCCAATCCAACATTTCTTGATGCACGGAACTTCTTTGATGAGCATCTAAACTGTCGCTATAACGAGATGGATGATCTTGGCGTGTGGAAGCATGTTTACGAAGATGGAAAAATGACCGGTGTATTCCAATTCACTGCAGCCGGAGCTCGAAACTTCTGCCTGGATGTGAAGCCCACCGATATCACAGAACTGGCAGCCATCACAGCAATCTATCGGCCAGGCCCGCTGAAAGCAAATGTGCATCGGAAGTATGTGAAGGCAAAACTGAATAGGGAAGACATTGTTTATGATCATCCTATCATTGAAAAGATTCTGGGACCGACATGTGGGTTTGTTGTATTCCAGGAGCAATTCATGCAGCTGGCCATTGAATTGTCAGGATTCTCTCCTGGTGAGTCAGATAAGCTTCGAAAGACACTGGTCAAGAAATCTCTTGATTCAATCGGTGGAAAGCAGAATGAGCGTGAGGTGGCAAAGAAGAAGTTCATCGAAGGTGCCTTCAAGCTGAATCAGGTTGATAAGGGAATTTCAACCAAGCTCTGGGAAACCATTGAGGCATTTGCTGCCTATGGATTCAACAAATCCCACGCCCTGGCTTATGCCATTGACTCCTACTACGCTGCATGGATGCACACTCACTATGAGGAGGAGTGGCTGGCAACAGTTCTTCAGTCGGAAAACAACAACGGAAAGGCTTTGACAAAGGCAATTGCCGAGATCAAGTCCTATGGGTTTGAGTTCTCCCAAATCGATGTGAATTACTCAGGCGAGTCCTGGGCATTCTCTCCAAAGATTGGAGCTTTCGTTCCTCCTCTATCTGCAGTAAAGGGAATCGGTGGCGCAGCCATGGATGAAATTGTCCAGATGCGTCCATATACTTCTCTCATAGACATGTTCTATGATGAGGATGGAGCCTGGAAGCATAGCAAGATGAACAAAACTTGCTTGTCTTCTTTGTGCAAGATTGAAGCCCTGGGTTCATTGCTGGAATTTGAAAGGGGAGAAATCTTCAATCATCGTCAGCTCTTTGAAGGATTGCACTTTGAGAAGAATTATGAATTCTTGCGGAGAGGAATTTTTGGAAAGACAAAAACTCAGGTCAAGAAGATTCGAAAACTAGGTGAGGAGCCCGAGATCTTTATTCACAAGATCTTGAAGGACTTTGCTGACACAGAAGATTGGACACGGATTGAGAAAGTCGACATGGCATTTGAGATGACATCAACTGTCGATGGTGGGCTATTATTTCCGGACAAACTGATGAAAAGGATCGAGGAAAAGAACATCACGTCAATTCATGATATCCGTCCTGGAACATCCGGTGTGGGTTGGTTTGTAATCACTGACGTCATCAAGAAAAAAACCAAGAACAACAAACCGTTCTATCGTCTCAAAGTGACTGATAACGATAATCAGGTAGGGTGGCTTCGAGTCTGGGGCGGAATGCAAAGGGATCCCGAGAAATACACCCTGTGGATGGCACACGCATCTCATGATGCTGGATGGGGAATGTCAACATCAGTCGCCAAGCTTCGGAGGGTTGCATGATGTATGAAATAAATCACCTCGTGATCGAAGGTGCGGACTTAAGCGGGAAGTCAACACTGATCAGCAACCTCCATGGTGCCACCAACTACCGGTGGAACATCCATGACCGATCATACTTGTCGCGAGTCTGTTGCGCGCAGATGTACGGGAGAGACAAGAAGCAACCCATTCGAGGGATGTGGAAAGAGTTGTCGAACCTGAACAACGTCTATGTCATCTTGCTCCCGTCGGCACACACTTTGCAAGAACGGTTCAAAGTCCGCGGTGATGACGTTCAAAGTCATGAGACACTGCCGATTATGCGCGGGTGGTTTGAGATTTGGGCATCCTCTCTGGAGGGGCTTCCGAACGTTATTGTGATCCGTGAAGAGCTGGATGAGCAGGACATGTGCGCAGCTGTGCTAGATAAGTTAACTGCCATGGAGAGAATGACGGAGATCCAGACAGGACATTTCGTCCGAGACTTCGCTAGGATGGCGCCAGAGCCCAATGGACCGGTGGACATAAGTCTGCGGCTCGATCCTAAGTGGGACTTCTCATCGATTTTGTTCCACCCGCGAGAAAAAGAGTACTATGATGCAGTTGAAGTGGATGCTTGTCGTGTCATCAGAAACGAGATGGCCGGCGACAACCCATACGGAAAAAGACAAGGGCTCTATAGCCGACGGTTTTACTACTCTAGTTCCGACTGTTTGTCTTCTGTACACTTTCTCGTGAAGGATAAGTGTCTACAGGTCCTATCAGTTTTGAGGAGCACAGACGTGGACAGAAATGCTTCTATCGATTTGAAGTTCCTGTGCCATCTGTCAACAGTTGTTGCCCGAAAGTTTGGGTGGCCCATTGATGAGATTGAACTCAGCGTTCGTTATAACTGTGCACACGTAAGACATGACCTACCAAAATGGGACAAAGACGAAACCCAGGAATGAAAACAGCAACATAATGCCTATGATTAGTCATGATGTCGCCTAACAAAAAAAAGACGATGAGATATTTAGACGCTGTATTTATGGAGAAAAAGTGAATCAGAGAGATCCAGAGTTTATAATCTATACGGGTCCCATGTTTGGCGGGAAGACATCTAAAATGTTGTCAGCTCTCGATCGGGCGAAGTACCAGACAAAAACGATCATCCTCTTCAAACCTGCGATGGACCATAGATATGCTGACAG